ACCGTCTGGCCAAACAGCGCGGCGTTCTCGTGACCTCAGACGCTTACGGGCGGCTGGTCATCACCCGCGCATCCACCCGGCGGGCAGGAGTGAGACTCACCCTCGGTGACAATATTCTGGCCGCCCGCGGCCGCTTCAGCTGGCGTGAGCGGGCCAGCCAGTACATCGTCAAAGGTTCCGCCAGTGCGGGCGGTGCGACGTGGGACGACCAGCCTGTGAAGATGGTCGGCGGGCGTCAGACAGTGGTCAGCGACCCGGAGATCACCCGCTATCGTCCGAAGATTCTGGTCAACGAAGACAGCCTGACGGTCGGCGGTGCCAGCGCCCGTGGTGAGTGGCATAAGGCTTACGTGCTGGGCGAATCCAACACCACCGAAATCACCGTGGCGGGCTGGCGTGAAAACGGTGCTACAGGGCCGCTGTGGGATACTAACCGACTGGTGCCGGTGACCGATGAAATCCAGCAGCTCGACGTCACCTGGCTGATTAAATCTGTGTCATTTATGGAAAGTGACAGCGGTCGTCTGACCGTACTGACACTGGCACCGCCTGAGTCGCTGGATATGCCCTCGCAGAAGGCGAAGAAGAAAGGCAAAAAAACATCCGTGGGGGTCACGTGGGACTGAAAGAAGCGAATTTCGGGCGTTCCTTTGCTGAGCTGGGCCGCCGTCTGCGCCTGATGGTGGACCGTGCACTGGTGCGTATCGTAACGGACAGCCTCGGTCGGCAGAACCTGCAGGTGCAGTCGCTGGCCGACGAGACTAATGACGACGTCGAGCGCTTCCAGAACTATGGCTTTTCCAGCGTTCCGCCTGCGGGCTCAGAGGCGATTGTCGTCGCCGTGGGCGGACGTCGTGGCGGTCTGGTGGCCATCGCTGTCGAGGATAAAGGGAGTCGCCCCCGTGGCGGCGAAGATGGCGACGTTATTCTTTATCATCAGGAAGGCCATATTATTCGCCTGAAAAAGAATGGTGTGATTGAAATAACAGGGAAGAAGGTAAATGTGGTTGCCGAAGAGAGCTGTGACATTATCAGTAAACAGATAAATATCACCGGCCCCACTTCTTTCAGTGAAGATATTCAGGTTAAGGGAAAAAGCTTCCTTGACCATATTCATAAGGATGGTGACGGTGCTGATACGACTAAACCCTTATGACCATCAGAATAAACTGGCACCTGCCCGCTGGCGGCGATATCGAGATTGAACACAATGGCCTTTCGTTTGACGAGGGCCTTGTTTCTTTGGTGTATATCTGCCTGTTTACTGATGCGCGGGCAGATACCAGCGACGAAATACCCGACGGCACCGATGACCGTCGCGGCTGGTGTGGTAATTCTTACAGCGATTTCGAATGGGGCTCAAAGCTCTGGCTGATTGACCGTGAAAAGCTGACCGAAGAGGTCAGGCTCCGCGCGGAGAATTACGCCCGTCTGGCCATGCAGCCGTTATTGCGTTACGGCTATGCACGAAATGCGCAGGTCATTGCCACTATTCCCCGCATTAACTGGCTGGCATTAACCATTATTCTCACCCGCCCGGATAAATCCGAGTTAACCGTCGAAATAAAGAAACGCTGGGAGGCGGTAGAAAATGGCTACATTTAATGTCCCGACGCTCCGCCAGCTTATTCGTGCCGGTATTCAGGATTTAGAGATTGAACTCGACCAGGAATTACCAATTGTCGGCGTTGAACGTGCGTTAAATACGGCTTTCAGCGGTGCTTTACGCGACGTCTACGATTATCAGACGTGGATTAAAAACCAGATTATCCCGTCAGAGCAGTCCGCTGATGAAACCATTATTGATACCGCCCGCTACGAGGGCGTTATTCGTAAGGCTGCATCCTATGCCAGCGGACCGGTCGCCTTCACCGGCACCCGACCGCTGCCGATCGACACGGAGATGCAGATGCAGGACGGCGTGCGCTACCACGTCACCGCCACCAGTGACCCGTCAGCGGGCAAAATCACCGTCACCGTGCAGGCCGACGAGACGGGCCTCAGCGGCAACCTGACGGCGGGCGACGTTCTGACCCTCATTTCCCCGGTGGCCGGGGTGAACAGCGATGGCGTGGTAGCGGATGCCGGGATTTCCGGCGGCGCAGACGTCGAGTCCGTGGCCGAGCTGCTGACCCGCCTGCTGTACCGCAAGCGCAACCCGCCCACCGGCGGAGCTTTGCATGATTACGTTATCTGGGCCACCGAACTGCCGGGCATCAGCCGGGCGTGGGCCTTTGACTGCTGGCACGGGCTGGGTACGGTGGGCCTTGCATGGGTCTACGACCTGCGGGATGACATTATCCCGACCGGCACCGACCGCGAGGCGATGCAGGCGTACCTGTTCCGCCATCAGGACCCGGCGACCGGGACTTACGTCGGCAAGCCCGGCGGTATCGAGGTCTGGCCCATCCCGCTGACGCTCAAGCCGGTGCCGCTGACCATTCGCGTCATCCCCGACACTGCCGCCATCCGCTCTGCGGTCACCCTGAGCCTGCAGGCGCTGTTCCGTTCGGTCTCGCCGGGCGACACGCTGCTGCTCTCCGCTATCCGCACGGCCATTGGTTCATCGACGGGTGTCACCGACTACGAGCTGGACCTCACCACAAATCAGGCCAGCGAGAACTATGAGCTGCTGACGCTGGGGGTAATCACATGGCGCATCGTGTAGAGGACTGGCAGGACGTCCTGCAGCAGCTGATGCCACGAGGTAAAGCGTGGCCACGCGACCAGACGGCGGCGCTGACGTCACTGCTCCGGGGCTTCAGTTCCCGCCTGCAGATGGCGGAGGCGAACGCGGATTTGCTTGTCACTGAGATGCGCCCGGAGACCACTGACCTGCTGCTGGCCGACTGGGAGGATTATCTCGGCCTGCCGGACTGTAACGCCATCCCGGACGGTTTTGACCGCCGTCGCGATGCCGTGGTGGAGAAGTATCACCGCAAAGGCGGGCTGGCCACCTGGCAGATTGAGCAGGCTGTAAAAGATGCGCTGGGCTTCACCATTCAGGTGACCGAAATTCTGCCGCATCACGTCATGCGCGACATCATGTATCCGATTTATTCCCACAAATACCGCTACCTGCTGCAGGTGACGGTCACGGATATGCCGATGATCCGCTTTCGCAGTATCAGCAACGTCCTGACTCCGTTAATTAGTTTGCAGGCGCAGATACTGGAATGTTTTTTACGTCGTTACCGGCTCGCCGGGCACGATTATGATTTTCTTTACGAGGTTTAATTATGTATCACCTGGATAATGCCTCTTCCGTTCCTGATATGCCCGCTATTAAGCCGGTATTATTTACCGAGCGCCGCTGGTTTACCGAAGGCGGCGACGGTATTGCGCCGAGCTATCCGGGCGCGGACTGGTTTAATGCTATTCAGGCAGAAATGCTGAACGTGCTGGCGCTGGCAAATATCACGCCGGATAAAACGCAGCTGGATCAGTTTGCGCAGGCCATCCGTATTTTCTCCTCGGACTATATGCTGCCGCCGGGTATTCCGTTTGCGTGGCCGGGGGCGACAGCGCCGACCGGCTTTACGCTGATGCTCGGTCAGGGCTTCGATAAAATCGCTTATCCGCGCCTTGCCGTGGCGTATCCCTCCGGCGTTCTGCCGGACATGCGCGGCCAGACTATCAAGTTTTTGCCCGCCTCCGGGCGTGCGCTGCTGTCTTTTGAAGCCGACGGCATAAAGGCTCACGCCCATAATGCGACGATTAACAGTACCGACCTCGGCACCAAAACAACCAGCGACGACAACGAGCACTTTCATCAGGGTGGAATGGTTGCTCCGGGTGATGTCTGGGACAGCGATTATGTGGTTGGGTCAGATAACGATTCTCATCGCACCCGCAACAACACCAGCACCGCCCCGGCGCACCATCACACCGTCTATATAGGCGCTCATGCTCACACGGCCACGGTGGCCAGCACCGGCAATACCGAAAACACCGTCAAAAATATCGCCTTTAACGCCATCGTGAGGTTAGCATAATGTCATTTGAATTCTCTCAAAACCCGCAGGCCATCTGGCTTTATCAGTACGATGCCGATGGTGTTTATAATGGTTCGGTCTTTATGACTATTCCGGCAGGCACCGGTCTGCCTGTTAATACCACGCATATTCCCTGTGAGCCGGGTAAAGGCCAGACCGGTATATTTAAAAATGGTGAATGGGAATATGTGGACGATATTCGCGGGACCCGTTACTGGAATATTCACGGCACCGGTTTTGTTATTTCCGCGCTGAGTGAGTCTCTTCCTGAATGGGCTGTGACTATTGAGCCGCCGGTCGCTGATGCCGGTTACGTTCTGTTGTTCACGGATGGCCAGTGGACGCAAGTTGAAGATAAAACCGGTCAGCTTTATTACGAGAGCAACGGGACTAAGCACGTCGTTTCTGACGCGTGGTTTATTCTGCCGGAGGGTTGCACGTTCGTTGCACCGCCAGAAGACAAGCCGACGTTCGTCACCCGCTGGAACGGCACAGAATGGATTTACCTCAAAGACCTGCGCGGCCAGCTTGCCTGGAATACCGAAACCCGCGAGACGATCACCATTCTTGAAGTGGGTCCCGTTCCTGACGGTTATACCCTCAAAATGCCGGGCCAGTTTGATGAGTGGGATGGCTCAGCCTGGGTGAAAAATACAGAGGCCGAGCGGGTTTATCTTGCTGCTCAGGCTGACTGTCAGAAGGCTAAGCTGTTGTCTGCGGCATCTGAGCAAATATCACTGCTCAGCTACGCCGTCAGCAGCGGTCAGGCTACTGACGATGAAACAGCGAAGCTGGCACGCTGGGAGGCGTATCGCCTTGCCGTCAGTCGCGTAGATACCACTGCAGCCGATATTGTCTGGCCCGAAAAGCCGTAAGGAGTCGTCATGTATCATCTCGACAACACCAGTGGCGTCCCGGAGATGCCGGAACCAAAAGACACTCAGTCTATTTCGCCACGCTGGTTTGGTGAAAGTCAGGAACAAGGTGGGATAAGCTGGCCGGGCGCAGACTGGTTTAACGTGGTACAGGCCGAATTACTGAATTTGCTGGCGGCAGCAGGTATTGAGCCGGAAAAGCACTCATACGATCAGTTGAGCAAAGCGATACCTGTTCTTGGTGATGCGGCAATTCGTCGCGACCTTAATTCGGTGGATGATGAATTAGGTTCATCCCTGGTCAGAGGGAATTTACATTTTACTGTACGTGATATGCTGGCAAGGCTCAGAACTCTGGCAGACACAGGCACTGCCCGCCCGGTTCTCGGATATGATTCTGATGCAGATAAAGCGCTGTACAAGGCCATGCAGGAAATGGATGACCAGGAGTTATTACTTGCCGGTGGTATCCATATATCAAAAAAGTTTCGTGGTATACGCCGTAATAACACCCTCCTGGGTTTGCGGGGTGGGCTGACAGGAGCATCTGGCGCTTTCAATGATCAGGTGGGAGGGGTATCTAACTCTTTAGATCTCGCTAAATATGGTACCCATGATGGTGTTTCTCATTTCATGGATGCAACACTGCCGCCTCTGGAAGAGTGGGAGACCGTCGCTGGCGTTGTTTCCTATTCAGCAAACTCAGTCGTGGTCGATACAGTGACTTATTCAGACTTGCTGTCTAATTTGTTGAAGGGCGACATTCTGAAAACAATGCA